CACCATCCCAGCTATTGCGGTGAAACATGCTGAGGCGAAGCAGGCACCTGCCGAAGAGGTGGAGACGCCGAAAACGACTTGGGCCAATACGACGTCTGGTAAGGTTTCGAGGGCGAGAGGATCCCCGCGTGTTGGCGGCCGCGATTACTTGTTTGCCGTTTGGGTGAAGCATGAGGGAGAGCTACGCATGAAGGCTGTCGATGTCCGAGAGCCTTGGATGAACAATGAAGCTTTCTTGGACCACTGGGAAGAGACAGGGTGCGATAGCCTCCAAGAGTATGTCGAAAATAGCCTTGTTTGGCAAAGCAGGCGCTCTGTAAGGCAAAGAACTCGCTCATGGTGGGTATCCAAGTTTTTCCGCCTTGTCAACAGATGGTACGGGCGTTGGATGGATAGAACGTCAACGACTTTCGGCGAGGTAATCGCAGATGAGTCCGAATCATGCGATCGGTCGGAGAAATCTGCTGCGTCGCACACGGATTCAACGGATAGTTCAGGAGCTGAATCGAGTGCCCCAGAGCTCGATGATGCTGAGTTTAAACCTTGGGTGCCACCTTGTGCCCGGGTCGCCATCGAAACCGGGGGTTGCCATGATGAGTTGATTGATATGAGCCATGAAAGCGACTTAGAACCTTTCTCTGAAGATGAAATTATGTCTCAAGGGGAGCGGTTTTTGGCATTATGTCGCCACACCCAGAGGACCGTTGTGGGCTACGTCAAAGAAAAGCTAGGTCAGGCTGTTCTGTCGGCTAAGAGCTTCTTTAACCTTTGCTTGGATCGATGGAATGTCTTCACCGGCGGATCTTGGAAGGCGTGTTTGGCCTTCGTCGGATGCGCTGTTGGAGCATGGGGTTTGATCTCATGCGTGTCTTCTGTGTTTGCCTCAGACAGTGTGGGCGAAGCTTCACCGCAGAGTTGGTATTTGGATGCAGCGACTGGCGAGAGGATGACTAAAAATCAGTACAAGACTGCCAAGCGTCAGGCGAGACGGGCTGTCGCCCGTGAGAAAGGACGAGGCCAGAATCTCGATGAATATGCAGAGCAGTATGGCGTGTATAACCTTCAGGGGGACCCGGTTGATCCCTCTGATGTGGGCCGTAATTGTGCTGAAATAACCACCCCTTGCGGTACGTCGCGCGCGTTATTCCTACGCGGACGCATTTTGCTAGTCAATAAGCATGCATTCTTGAAAGTCGACGCTGGAGGCGCCGTTGGTTATTTGACGGATGGTGAATTGTTCACCCTCCGGCAACTGGACCATGCAGAGTTGACTATCAGGTTTGACCCTGCCTGTGTTTTTGAAATGACCGATGGTTCTTCGAAAATGGATTTGATGCTTTACGTCATAATGCCTAGGCGTCTCACCGGTGGCAACCTTGGATTTCAGAGGGACATCGTGGGGAAGTTCATTGACCGCGAGCTCTTAGGAAGAATTTCACACCCGCTTCAAACTACTGTAGTGGGTTATGATTCCAAGGGCTCGTGCATTGAGAGATTAGAGAGCAAACGCGGTTCGACTATTATGCAGGACAACTTCACTTGGAACATTGCACCCTTGGGCCAACCCGAGATCAATGTTTCTGTTCCATTTTGGATCATGACCGAACACGAGCGGTCTGGCTTGTGTGGGAGCGTTTTGACAACGCGGCAACATGTGCTGGGTGTACATGCCTTTGCGCGCACCTACCAGACCAGCGGGAAGCGCATTGGTGGATGTATCCCAGTGCCTCGCGAGCTTTTGCTCGCGCATCTTGCCAAGATTGATCGTATACACCACGTTGAAGATAGAATGTGTGAGTCAGCCAAAGTCCAGGGTTCGCATGCTTCTGCACCAGTTGGAAGTTGTTATGTGAGTATTGGTCGTTGCCAGATATCATACTCGAGTTCTCCGAACACCGCCTATGTTGATTCGGAGTTCAGTGATACTCATTTTGCTTTGCCTTGCAAGAAGACTCCTGCCATTTTGAGTGTGCGTGACCCACGTTACAAGGGGACCGCCACGAACCAGACGGAGTTTTTGCTGTCTATTTTATCGAAAGGCCAAACCACATGTACAGAATTCCCTTATGAGCTGATGAGGGAGGCCATTGAGGATGTTGTGCGATCTCGTGATGCGGGTGAACACTCTGTTCTCAATTGGGAGGAAGTTGTGAATGGTGGCGGCCGTTTTCCAGGGCTTAGTGGGGTGAAGATGTCAACTGGTGCCGGCCCATTTTGGTCTGACACTGGTTTGCCGGGAAAGTATGCTTACTTTACCCAACGTGAAGATCAAACGTATGAGATAGCTAAGAATGAGCATGGGCATAGATTGAAGCTTGCTTTTGACGAGGCAGAGAAAGCACTATTTGATTTTCGCCTTCCGGAGTTCGTTTCTGGTATAGCCCTGAAAGATGAGCTCAGGTCGCCTTCAAAGATAGCTAGTGGTGATACACGCCTTTTGATGGGGGCTGGGATCCCCCAGCTCCTCCTTTTGCGTAAATACTTTGGCGCCTTACTGTCGGAGTTTCACCGCTACTCTGGCTGTGACGAGGATGCCATTGGGTTGGATGTCCAATCTGCAGAATGGGATTCATTGTTTCATAGGCAGAGTAGGCGAAGTGCGTTTGGGTTTGGTGGAGATTTGGTGCGATGCAACTCCAATGTTTCCGCCCAATGGCTGGAGTGTTATGCCGAGAGCCTTGAGAAGTTTTACTTCTCGAGGTTTTCTGATTATGACGTGAGGCTTGCGCCGGTGCGGTATTTGTTGCTGTATGAGCTCATTTACAGCAATGAGTTGGTTGGAAACAACCTTTTCCGCACCATAGGTCAGAACCCGTCCGGGTGTGCGTTGACGACCCTATTCAATAGCGATTACACCAAATCGCTGTTGCGTATGGCTTTTGTTTCCTTGGCGGCTACGCACGGAGTTGGGGGCAAGACGTCAAAGGGATATCTTGATTACCACCTCTACGTTGATGCCATTGTCTATGGCGACGACCATCGTGTGGCTGTTCATGACAAATGCTCTTGGTTTACATGTGCATCTTTCGGAGCTTGGTTGTCTAAGTTTTTAATTGGTTACACGGCGGTGATTAAAGATCAGCCCTTGAGTCCAACCCTCGAGGATCTTGAGACGATCCCATTCCTTGGGTGTAGTACCCGATGGTGTCCCGAGTTTGAGGCCTATCTATCGGTTGTCGATGCGGAATCCATGGCTAAGTCCATACGATATGTCAAGAAGAGTGCAGATAGGCGCAGAGCCAGTGTTGACAATGCCAATGGAGTTCTGCGACGGGCTTGGGGCAGTGGCCGAAAAGTGTTCGAAGCTGTCCGGGACTCTTTTGACAAGAGGTTGATTGAACTGTTTGCTCCTGCGGCGGTGCCCACAGTCTTCCGGTTGCTCTCGTTTCGGGATGGCACGGTGGCTTGGGCTGGCACGCAGGTGGCATGCGAACTGGGTCCAGCCATTGTGCAGATGGATGCAACGGGTGTGCGGTTTACCGAATCCATGCCTAGTGTCCCCACACAGTCGAACGTGGAAACCAAATTCCCACCGAGGAAACAAGCTGACATCGACGTTCCTGAGTTGCAAATAGATTACCGTGAGTTAGCAAGACGCCCCCAGCTGATAGCGACGGTGCCTTGGGGTTTTAGCGACGCCCCAGGTACTAGCCTGTTTTCTGGGCGCAACCCATGGGATTTTATCCTCGGAAACAACACGGGGCCTTTTCAACAATTTTTGTTCTACAATGGAACTTTGCGGCTTACTTTTAAAGTTCAAGCCACTTCGTTCCATAATGGCTTGTTGATAGCGTATTTTGTGCCGCTGACTCCCGAAGACGAAATTGATTCGCATGTTGCGATCAATCTGCCATCGCAGACAATCAACCAACATCAATTTTTGTTTGCCTCGAGTTCTAATTCTGTAACAATGGATATCCCGTTTGCGTCCATCAGGTCATGGTTGAACACATCGCTGCAGGATTCTGACTGTGGCGGTTTCCGTTTAGCAGTCTTCAATGAATTGACATCTGGCCCCACTGTCGTCACTGGAGCCACGGTTTCAATCTTCGCTTCCTTTCCTGATGCAAACTTCAAGGTGTTGAACCCTGTTGCCTTCCCTTTCGTTAGATTCCGTGGCTCATCGAGTCGCTTGGGTCCCGCGGAAGTGCAGGGGAACAGTGTATCGTATTCGCGTATAAACAACATCTCTGGGGTGGCGAGTAGCACTCTGGAGATGGGTGGCGATGATAAGTTCGAATCTAGCGTCTCGGTGGATGCGAAAGCATCAATGGACAAACCCAATATAGGTTTAGATTACCAGACTGTTCTGGTCCGATCCACGCCCATGTTATCGAATGGATCCAATGTGACCAATGCGCATATGATGTCGATAATGCCAGGTGGGGTGCTTGGACCTACATTTGAGGAGATGTCCACTTCGACTGATGAGATGGCTCTGCAGCATATTTGTAGGTTGTCTTTTAGTCAGACCGTGCCTATCAGTGCTTCAAGTGTCGCCAACACGATATTGATGTCTGGTGCGATCACATGTGCGCCAGAGCTTGCAGATGCTAAACTAGGGTCGACGTTTTCTGTTCCTGGTTTGACGTATGCTTCAGCGAGGTATATGTTCTGGTGTGGGTCCATTAACATGCGATTTCAGTTTGTGTTTCCGGCCGTAGCAGACGCCAGAGTCGCTTTTGTGGCTCTATATGGGCACGAGACCATACCGACCGATCCTCGGTTGCTCGTTGGGCAATACGTCCACTACTTTGATGTCACGGCTGTGACCAATGTCTTAGACGTTTGTTTAGATTGGCGGTCTGACACACCGCTGAAGCATGTTCCCAATGGTGTTGACCCCAACTTGTTCAATTATGCTACTGGCGTGTGGGCTTTGATAGTTGTGAACCCATATCGTGCGCCCGAAAATGCGCCCTCTTTTGGGTTTATCAATCGGTACGTCGGCGCGGGGGACACGTTTCAGCTTTCCACTTATGGTGAACAGAATTTGACCTTGGTGTCAGAAGTTGCTGTGTCCGAACTCGACGAGAAGCTTGGGGGGGCAGAAGTGCAGATGGAGACAGCCCCGCCGACGTCCGTCACAAGTGAACTTAGTCCAGTTGATGTTGGCCCCCCTTCTGCTACTGTTCGACTCGAGAGTTCTGAGCCGCAGAGCATCCGAAACATTTGCAGGCGCGCTCACTTGATAGCGGTTTTGCCCGTCAATGCTGCCACTGCCCCGATTGCGGCTTCATCGCCTTGGGCCAGGGCCCGCTTGCAAAACCCGGCGTCTGCCTACATGACTTTGTCTGGTTTGGAGTGGTGGAGTAATCTCTACCGTCTGTGGAGTGCTACGCCGGTTTTCAACCTAGTGAGTAACGCCGACGTCGTTTTGACTTACCGGGCTTTGAGTCCTGGCTCAGATGCTGTTGGCAATTATTCTTTTAACTTTGGCCTGACCACAATTCCAGGCATTTCGGCATGGCATGGGCCAGTTGATATATCTAGAGCAAACAATGGAGTTTCGGTGGTGAAGGTTCCCTTTACGACGGTGAACAAAGTTCTTTTGATTCCGAAAAAGATCACTGACCTAGGATCCGACTACAATTGTGGGCATTTGTTTGTGAACAAGACTAATGGGAGTTTGGTCATGCGCGTTTATGCGCACCTTGGCGATAACTCACGATTTGGATGCTTTTATGCTGTGCCATTTATCAAGATTGCTGCTGTAAACGTGGCCCCTGACAACTATAGATAGTTGTCCCCCTCCGGCTGGCCACCGGAGCGTGTCTCAAGCGTTAATTGGGCCGTGGTGTGGAACACCAGCTCGCACTGGCATGTGCAGAAACCCTAATCTTGATAGGGCGTGTCCTAAGCGTTAATTGGGCCATGGTGTGGAACACCAGCTCGCACTGACACGTGCAGATCCCCTAATCTCAATAGGCCTATGGTTGGATAACCAGCTCACACTGACAAGTGTAGATAATCTAATCTCAATAGACCGTGGTAGGAAACCCGCTTCATGCGCGACAAGCATGGCTGTGCGCCACCGTGGCGCCCC